GTGTACTGGAAAGGTAAAAAATATTCACGAGCTGAAATGGAAGAAGGTGCTAAAAACTTACCATGGGAAGCTGAGGCATATAAAAAAGCATAATGAATTTTTCAGAAAAAGGTTATCTAAGTGATAGTCCTGATGTAGACAAACATCAAAATATAATACACGGAAATAAAATAACAATGAAAGGTGTTGATTTTAAAGTTCTAGGAACAGACGATAGAGGATATACTAAAGTAATGTATCCAGGATATGATTATACATTTCCAGGAGCTAAATACGTAATAGAAACAAAAATTTAAAAAAAAATGAATACACCATTTTATCAAAAACATTCTGCAAATAACCCAATAAAACAAAAGAAAAAATCGCAACTTGAAAGACAAGAAGCTTTAGTTCGAGAGGCGCAATCAAACGTAGATGCAGCAAGAGCTTCATCTGGAACTGACAAAGTCGATGAAGGGTTTGACAGACATTTAAGAGTACTAAAGAAAAGAGTTGCAAAAGCAAACAAACTAGGTTCTACTATGGACTATGACACTACAGATGCTTCTGATGCAGGAGAAAAAAGAACAACTAAAAAAAGTAGTACTACAATCAAGTAGATGAAAAAAATCTGGCAATGGTTAAGCGGTAACGTAATTAAAGACGTTGGTGATGTTATCGACAAACTAACAACCACTGAAGAAGAAAAACTTCAAATCAAAAAAGACATACAAGTTATAGTTGAGAAGGCAGCTGCTACAGCTGAAGATCAAATTACAAAACGTTGGGAAGCAGATATGACGTCTGACTCTTGGCTTAGTAAAAACACACGCCCTATGGCGCTTATTTTCTTGTCGTTTATGGCTATAGCTTTTATATGGGTGGATAGTCATCATGAAATATCTTTTACCGTAGAACAAGAGTGGATAGAGTTATTAAAACAACTATTAACAACCGTGTACGTGGCTTATTTTGGGTCACGAGGTTTTGAGAAATATAAATCAATAAGTAACAAATAAAATAAAAAATAAACAAAATGGGAAGATTCACGCTAGATACTAGCACAGTTAGCAAGGCTCTTGTTGTACCAACAGGTGGTAATGCTACTATAGACGCAAGATCCGCTTGGGAATTTGAAAACCAAAGTGGAACACTGGGAACTAACTATAACGGTTCTGTTCTTTACGCTAGCGTCGGAGGTGACGTAGCTGTTATAATGCCAGGTGTTTTTAGCGCTATGGGTACTGTAACACAATTAAACTCAAACAATGTGTATGGCGCTAACCCTACATATAGAACTTTATCAAGTGGTAATGGGTATGTAACAGGAAATAATATCGCAACAACTTGCGTGAGTACTGTTCCTCATTCGCCAGGTACAGAACCAACAGGTTTAACTGTAGATATTACGGTAACATTACCAACAGCAACCTTAAGCGCTGCTGGTACAGGTTATTCAGCAGGCGCTATAGATAGTGTAACATCTGGAGGTCAAGGAACAGGTATAGAAGGAACAGTGACTGTGAATGCTGGTGCTGTAACTGCATTCACTTTTACAGATGGAGGAGTTAATTACAACCCAGGTGACGTTATAACCTTGATTCAAGCTGGATCAGGTGATAATGCAACTATTACATTAGTGAGCGCGCCTAACGGAGTTGTAGATACAATTGCAATAAATCAACCAGGAGTTAATTACTCTGCTGGAGATATTATAACAGTAGCTCAGGTTGGAAGTGGATTAAACGCTACAAGAAGTGTTTTACAAGCTAAAGATTTAGCTCCAACAGCAGCTGCAAATGCCGTTGTATTTAAAGGAGTTGTAACGGGCTCTATATTACCTGTTGCTGTAGATTATGTAGTGACAACCGGTACTGGAGCTGCGGTAGAGTTAATTGCTTGTAAATAAGTAATATATATAGGTGACTATATAAGTATATAATAACAATTAAATTAAATAAAATTATGGCAAAAGCTAAAAAAATAAAAGAAGAGCAATTAAAACTAGTTAACACTCAACAGGCTCAGTTAAATGAATTACTAAGATCAATTGGTGTTCTTGAAGTACAAAAGATGAATGTACATACTAGAATTGATAAACTTAGTACTGAAATTGAGGTTACTAAAAAAGAACTAGAAGACGAATACGGCTCAATTAATATTGATCTTAAAGACGGATCATATACTGAAATAAAAAAAGAAGATGCCGAGTAATATAAGAAAAATTAGTATTGGATCTGACTACAAAAACGATGCAATGCATTATTCTGTAGGTCAACAAGTTTATGGTGGTCATGAAATATCTCATATACTTTTTGAAGATTCAGACAATTCTTATAATATACATATAAAGAAAAGCAACGAGGTATTGCCATGGAAAAAATTTAATTCTAACATGGCAATATCAGTTGAGTACGATCTGCAGTATTAATGAATAGTTTGTATGACTTTATTGTAGAACCTGTAGGTGAAAAATACAGTAATACAGTGAAAGTGGGTAACAAAGAATTAGTAGTTAACACTAAAATAGAAAATTGGAAATTTGTAAACAGAATAGCTAAAGTTGTTAAAACACCACTAGCTATTAAAACACTAATAAAAAAAGGTGATCTAGTAGTTGTGCATCAAAATGTTTTTAGAACTTTTTATGACATGAAAGGTGTTAAGAAAAAAAGTAGATCTTATTTTAAAGATAATTTATACTTTTGTGCTATAGATCAAATTTATTTATATAAAAATAATAAAGGTTATCACTCGTTTGGCGATAGATGTTTTATACAACCTATAAAAGATAATCAAGATCTAACACTAGATAAAGAGCGTAGTCTTGTTGGTATATTAAAATATGGCAATAGCTCTTTAAACAAGCTAGAAATAATCCCTGGTGACTTAGTTGGATATACTCCTAACGGTGAATGGGAATTTTTAGTTGATAACGAAAGACTTTATTGTATGAAATCTAATGATATTGTAATTAAGTATGAAAACCAAGGAAACGAAGAAAAGTATAATCCTAGCTGGGCAAGTAGCAGTTGAGGAATTAATTAAGGTTGCTAAAGAACCTATTGTAGACTCGGACGACGATATCTCTGCTGACAGACTTAAAAATGCAGCAGCAACAAAAAAATTAGCAATATTTGATGCTTTTGAAATATTAAATAGAATACAAGAAGAACAAGATATGTTAGATGAAAAACCTAAAGAAATAAAGCAGAGCAACTTTAAAGGCTTCGCAGAAGGTAGATCTAAAAAATAATGTATCAACAAACTTTATATAAGATATTACCCGACCATATAAAACCTAAAGTTCTTAAACGAATGAATAGGTATAAAAAATGGGAGTACGGTTACAACGAAGATCATGATATGGTCATCATAAGTAAAACCGGTAAAATTGGAGAGGTTTATGAAATACAAAACCTAAAAATAGCCTTACCTGAAAAACAAGATGTTCAAACGTTTAAAGATAATAAATGGAGTAAAACAGAATATCCAAAAGTTCTAAGTAAGATAAAAACAACATTCGACTGGAAACAATATCCACAAGATTTTAAAGAAAAATGGCATGATTACATTGATAAAGAGTTTACCCGCAGGGAGGAAGGTTTTTGGTTTTATAACAAAAGCGTTGCTACTTACCTTACTGGTACTCATTACATGTACTTGCAGTGGAGCAAAATTGACGTTGGGGCACCACACTTTCGGGAATCAAATAGATTATTCTTCATTTTCTGGGAGGCTTCTAAGGCCGATGTACGATCCTACGGATTGTGCTACCTTAAGAATCGTCGATCAGGCTTTTCCTTTATGGCATCAGGCGAGGTGGTTAACTTGGCAACCATATCTAGCGACTCCAGATATGGTGT